CCCTCAACTTCTTCTAGCATTCCCATTAATTCTGTAAGTCTATTATTTTTTATAGCTTGAGTGGTACCATCATTAGCTTTAAAGTGACCACATGTTATCTGATGAAGTCTCATTAATTGAGATAATGCATTAGCCGTAGTTAATAATTTTCCATTTAACTGTGCTAAAGCCATTTCTTTCATTTGTTTATAAACTTTCTGTTGTTCAGCAGTTAACGTAATAATCCTTTTCATGAAAGTCTTTTTAGGAAGATCTAAACAATCATCTTTTAAAACCCTATAAGAAAATGGTTTTATTTTATCTGATAATTCTCCCAAATTCTTATAACCCACTACAATTTCAACAGATCTTCCATTAAAATTAGCTTTACGCATCACTGCATATCTAGTTCTAAACGTATAATAAGAAGAATGGTCCAGTAAATACTCATCTAAGAATTCGCATTGTTTATATAAATCTAAGGGGGATTTTGTAATAGGAGAACCTGTTAAAATCCTTCTATATTTTGCATATTTTCCTAATCCAACAATACTTTTCGTTCTTTTAGCCCCCGGATTTTTAATAGTCGTAGATTCATCAACAGCCATATAAGTATTATGTGAATTTAAGAATCTAGCTGCAAAATCAACGCCTTTCTTTGTACTAAAGGCTTCTACATTCATAATTAATATATGAAGATCATGACCTGTTTCAAACAACGTGTTTAATAGTTTCTGTTGTTTTTGATTTATCATAGCTTGCCATAAAACAGTTTTAGGTTTTATATGATCAGCTAAATGAGTAGGAATTTCTTGAGAATACCACGTTTTATACACCCCTTTCGGAGCTATAATTAAGACACCATTAATCTTGCCATTATCATAGAGCATAGCAATATTATCAATTGCAACTTTAGTTTTACCTGTTCCCATTTCCATAAAGTATGCAAATACTTTTTTATTCCACGACATTTCTAACGCAGTCGTTTGATGAGCGTATGGCTTGGTCTTAAATTTATAGTTCATCTTTTTTCTACTTTCTAGTTGACAATATAAACATTCATATCTATAGTGTCAAGCATGAAAGACAAAGCGATAGTATATGTTATTCAAGAAATCCCAGGTACTCGCGAAGGCAGGCCTAAAATTAATATAATGGGCGCTCAAAAATATGGCGACATTAAGGTCTTATTAAAAGAAGACTCACAAATTATTTTTAGTCCAGGGCCTGTAATTTTTTCTTTGCGTACTAAATTAAAAAATTTTACACAGGAAGATTATTTACTACTTACAGGCGATCCAGCTATTATTGGAGTTGCATGTTCTGTAGTATCGGATATAACTAACGGTAAATACAATTTACTAAAATGGGATCGACAAGAAAGAATGTATTATCCAATTAAAATTAATCTATACGAGAAAGGAGAAATAGATGAGTAATAAAAACTTACAAAATATGTTTGTTGAAGATGCACCTCAACAAGTAGATGAAATAGAAGATGTTAGAAGTCTTTCTAACTATGTACTTGTTCTTCAAAAATTAGAGGGAGAAATAGAAAAAGAAGAAGCTTTTTTAAAACAAAAGAAAGAGAGAGCTGATAAAATTTCTGCAGAAGTAATTCCTGAAATTATGGAATCAATGAAATTAAAAACTCTTAAACTTCAAGATGGTTCAGCCATAGAAGTTAAAGAAATTTATAGCGCTACTATTCCTGTAGCAAACAAGGAACGCGCTTATCAATGGCTTCGAGACAATGACCTGGGTGATCTTATTAAAAATGAGATTACTGTTTCCTTTGGTCGTGGCGAAGATACCAAGGCGAGTGAATACACTAGCCTTGCAGAGAGTAAAGGATATCAACCTTCACAAAAACTAAAGGTTGAACCTATGACTCTTAAAGCACTGTACAGAGAGCGGGTTGAAGCAAAGCAAGACTTGCCTTCTGAACATTTTAATCTGTTTAAGGGAAACAAAACAAAAATAACAAGGAGCAAATAACATGCAACAAGCGACAAGAGACGTTACTGAAAAAAAAGAAGGTAACTTACCAGCGAAAATCGACTTTATAAGCGATGCTGGAGCAGGACTTGAGAATATAGATAAAGACGATTTAGCTTTACCATTTCTTAAGTTATTACAATCAGGTTCGGATGAAACTAAAAAGAAACATGCGAACTATGTTGAAGGAGCAGAAGCTGGAATGTTTTATAATACAGTTACAAAAAAACTGTATAGTGGAGAAAAAGGTATTGAAGTAATACCTTGTTTCTACAAATTAACATATCCAGAATGGGCACCTTTCGAAAGAAAGGAAGGCAGACCTGTGAGTCCGGATAGAGGTCCTGAAATTTTAGCTAAAACTAAAAAGGATTCTTCAGGAAAAGATGTTTTAGATAATGGTAATCAAATTATCAAAACAGCTAATCACTTTGTGATCATCAGTGGAGATAAACCAGAGAAAGCTTTAATGGCTATGAAATCAACACAGCTTAAAGTGAGTAGAGGGTGGAACTCTTTGATGCAAGATCAATTTGAGTCTGATCCTAAAACAAATAAGAATGTTCCTGCACCAATGTTTTCTAGAATTTATAAATTAAATTCTGTAGAGAACAGCGGTAGTTTTACTTGGCACGGATACAGAGTATCCCTGTTAAGAAAAGTGGATAATGCTTCCATCTATCAGATGGCGAGAGAATTCCATAATTCTTTGAAGAAAAGTAGCGCTGCAGCAAACAAAAAAGAAGAATCTAATTATTAGTTTCTTTCTCGAGGAGAATAGGGCGGGGAAAGCGAGAGTGGAACCCGCCCGAAACCAGGGATCGTTATGGAAAAAGAATTTATAGAATTATTTAAAGGCTATGAAGGAGACTTTGGCATGGCGGACATGTCCAACCCTCCCATAGACGCCGACAAAAATAAAATTAAACCCAATTATGAATGGGCCGGGCGTCCCGTCACCGATACAGACTATAAAGATCATTTACTAGGAAAAAAATCAATTGGCATTCAACCCTGTCGAATAGATGGCACGGTTCAATTTGGATGTATTGATATTGATCCACCAGATTATGGAACATTTAAAGTAGAAAATTATTTAGCACTCTTCCAACAATATAAATTACCCTTAGTTCCTATCCTATCTAAAAGCGGGGGACTACATTGTTATTTATTTTTAACCGAACCTGTTCCCACGATTGATTTAATAGAGGCATTAAAAGCTTTTCTGCTTCCTCTAGGATTAAAACCAACGACTGAGGTTTTTCCGAAACAGAAAGAACTACAGAAGGATGATAAAGGAGATATAAAACCCGGTAACTTCATTAACCTACCCTACTATAATAATGGAGGCTCAAACCGATATGCACTAGATAAGAATAATTCTAAACTATCATTAGAAAAATTTATAGAATTTGCTAATGCTTCTAAAATTAATAAAGAAACATTAGATAAATTAGTCGAAGAAACTCACAGAAATATATTACTCGGAACCAATGAAGAATTTATAGATGGCCCACCTTGTTTGGCTTTATGTTCTAAAACTAAACTAGATGATGGCAGAGATAGATTTATGTATAACTACATGGTCTTTGCTAAAAAGAAATACAAAGATAAATGGCCCGACCAAGTATCCCAAGCTAATTATAAGTATTTAACCTCTCCCTGGGATAAAGCAAAACTAGATTCAAAACTAAGAGCATGGAAAGGTGAAACAGCAGGTCATACTTGCTATGAAGATCCTATTAAAGATAAATGTATGCGAAGTCTTTGTTACAAAAGACCCTTCGGAATTAAATCTGATTCTAATTCTGTATTTCCAGAAGTTCAAGATTTTGAAATGATCAGTTATGCTGAACCCGAATATCGCTTTAATGTTATCATGCCGAATGATGATAAACATCAAGTCATCGTATCGAATACTAAGTTAATGACCACGCAAAAAGAAGTTCTTAATTTAATATGGCAACAAACCGGTACCATGTTTGAACCTTTAAAACCAAAAGACTTTAGAGCTAAATTAAATGAATGGCGAAGAAAAGGTCAAAAAGTTAAACCCCCTAAAGGAACACAACTCGAAGACAGACTGGAAGAAGAACTCTATCAATACTGTATTAATGGTCCGCAGGCACAGGAAAGAAGTCAACTTCATAATGGATCTTGTTTTACCGAAGAAGGATTTCATTACTTTAGATTTAATTCGTTTCTTGAACACCTGGGTAATGGGTGGAAGATTCCCGAAGAAAAAATTGCACAAAAATTAAAAGATAGATGTTTAGTAGAGTTTGATCATTCATTTAATGTTGATAGCAAAACTCTTAAAGTTTGTAAGGTCACCCAATTACATATCCATAAACTAGAATACAAACCCGTAGAACGGAAAGGAACTCATTATTAATGCGATATAAAGTAGTAGGACCACCGGGCACTGGGAAAACTAGAAGACTTTTAAATGAAGTACAGCGATATGTTCAACAAGGCACACCATTAAATCAAATAGGATATTTTGCGTTCACCCGTAAAGCTGCAGGTGAAGCTAGAGATCGATTCCTGACAAAAAATGAGCACCTCACTAAAAAAGATATAAAATATTTTCAAACACTTCACTCATTGGCTTTTAATAATCTTGGATTAAGAGAAGAAAATGTTATGCAAGAAGGAAATTATAAAGCAATTGGTAAAACGTGTGGTATTCAAATTAAATATGCAGCCTATGAGACCAATAACTTCAATGGAATCTTTTCATCTAATAGCGAATATCTAAGTTTAATTAACCTAGCCAGAGTCAAACAAATTTCTGCGGAGCAACAATTTGATTTAAATGAACACTTAACGTGGATTACTAGAGGAAAACTTCTAGCCATTGAAAAAGAAATAAATAATTATAAACAGACGTATGGGTTAATTGATTTTACAGACATGATTCAAAAATTTTTAGATAAAGGCAAATCCCCTAAATTTAAAGTTATATTTGTAGACGAAGCACAAGACTTATCATTAATTCAATGGTCTATGATTAAAAAAATTGAAGAAGAAACTCAATGTGATGTGTGGATAGCCGGTGATGATGATCAAGCCATCTTTGGATGGGCAGGTGCTGATGTCAATTCATTTATTAAATGGACATCTAAAGAAATTTTATTAACGCAATCTGAAAGAGTGCCTCGTTTAGTTCAACACGCAGCTTTAGAAATTATTCAACGAATTTATATTAATAGAATACCAAAAGATTATTTACCGAAAGGTGTCGAAGGAAATATTTATCAACGATATAAAATAAATGACGTTGATATGACTAAAGGAAACTGGTTAATTTTAACTAGAACCAAATCATTATGGAAACCCATTCCTCCATTTCTAAAAAGAAAAGGATTATATTTTAATACGGTCGAAGGAAATAGTATCGGAAAAACTTTATACGAAGACATTCAAACCTGGGATGAACTTATACAAGGACTCATGCCTCCGGATATAAAAAGACAAAGACTCGAAGAACTTACCGGGGAAAAAAATTTTAATACTCATTTGAGTTGGGAAGAAGCATTTAAAAATGTTGCATTAGCTAAACGACAATACATGAAGGCGATGTTACTAAATGGAGAAGATTTATCTAAACCCCCTCGAATAAAAGTCTCTACGATTCATGGAGCTAAAGGAGGAGAGGCAACGAATGTAGTTTTATTTTTAAATCAAACGGCGAATACTATCAAAGGTTCTAAGAAATCTCAAGCAAAACAAGAAGAAGAATTCAGGGTTTGGTATGTGGGAGTCACGCGAACCATAGAAAATTTATATTTAATAAAATGTAAAAACAAACTGAAAGAATTTAAGATATGAAAAAAAGAAACCGAGCAAAATATATACCCCCTTCAACTTTAGGAAAGTCCACTCCATATGATAAACAAATTGGAGGATCCCATTATCAGAATTTTAAAATTCAGCCCAGTAAATTTGTAGTTGAAAATGAATTGCTTTATCCAGAAGGATGCGTTATAAAATATATCTTGAGACACAGAGCGAAAGGAAAAAGAGAGGATTTAGAAAAAGCAATTCACTTTATTGAAATGATTATGGAAAGAGATTACTCAAATGTATAAACCATTACCCCCACAACTACGCTTAGGATTTTCTGATATTCATGACATTAGAGTTTTTGCAAAAGAAGTTATTCCACACGGAACTAATTTTGGGATGACTCATTTACAATTTGGAAAAACTCTTGTCCGAACACCCTTGGGAGGATTTCTCAATCATAGTGATAACCCGAATTGCGAGAAAGTAAAACTTAAATTCAGTAATGAAGATAAACAACCAGGTTACATTTTTAATAAATGGAATTTAATAACAA